TGACCCAAAACTGAACCGAAATCCATAATCAGAGGTGGGTCAAATCTCGATGGAAAACCCGGGTCACTTCTCAGTGGAAATCAACAGTTGGGGGATGGGGACGCCCAGCGCGGGCGGAATTGTCAGCGCGAGGCGGCGGCCGATTTCTTCGCGGCAGCCACGATGGGGCTTTCCTTGGCCCCGGGTGCCGGGGCGGTGGCGATGATACCCGCGGCATCGCTGCGGGCGGCAAGGTCGGCGAGGATCTTGGCGCGCAGGGCTTCGGGTTTCACGCCCTTGGCGACCGCATCGGCGGCATCGATCTGGATGCCGAGGCTCGCAGCCTGTGCGCAGACCTGCGCGACCTCGGCCGCCTCGGCGCGGATCGCTTCGGGCGACAAGGCCGTGGCTTCCGTCTGCGGCGGCACGACTGCCGTGGGCGGGGCCGGTTCCGGCGCAGGACTGGTGGCAGGCGCGGCCGAAGGCAGCGCATGGTCGTCGGGGGCGGTGGTCATCATCGGGCCCTTTCCCTTGGGGTTGGATGTGAGGGTGGATGTGCCGCGGGGTGCGGCGGCGAAAGCGCGGAAGGCGGTGACGGGATCGGCCACCTCGTCGGCAAGACCGGCGAAGACGGCCGCCTCGCCACGGAAGACGGCGGCCTCGGTGCCCAGCGCGCGTAGGGTGTCGAGGCGCAGTCCGCGCCCTTCGGCGACGGTTTCGGCGAAGAGCTGCCGCAGGTCCTCCAATTCGCCCGCGATCCGAGCGCGGACGGCTTCGGGCAATGGCTGATACGGGTTCGCATCGACCTTGCGCGCGCCTGCGTGGATCAGCGTGACGGCGATGCCCTTCTGGTCCAGCGCCCCGCTCATGTCGCTGTGCATGGCCACGACGCCGATGCTGCCGACGGCCCCCGTTCGGGGCAGGATGATCCGGTCAGCCTGGGACGCCAGCGCATAGGCGGCCGACAGAGCATGGTCGGCGACGAAAGCGTGGACCGGCTTTTGCATCCGCGCCGCCCGGATACGGTCAGCGAGGTCGAATGCTCGGGCCACTTCGCCACCGAAGCTGTCGATATCGAGAGCAATGGCGCGGATAGCGGGATCGGTGACGGCCGCCTGCAGCTGGGCCGCGATCCCCTCGTAGGAGGTCAGACCGGAGGATTGCCCGATCCACGCCCCGCGGTGCACCAGCGTGCCCGCGATTTCGATCACGGCGATCCCCTCGACGACAGCGAAGGGCTGGCCGCCATTCCTTGCCTGGCGGTTGGTCAGGTCATCGCCGAACAGCGAGGCGCGGGCGGGCAGGGTGGCGGTAGCCTGATCCGCGGGATCCACCGCCATTCCTTCGACAGTGATTTCCCTGCCGGTGATCCGCGGCCCAAGGCCGGTCAGGAAAGCCAGTGCCTTGGCGGGATCGACCATCAGGGGCGTGTTGAAGACGCGCTGGGCGATCTGAGTGTGGTGCATCATGCGTCCTCTGCGGGCCGGGCTTCCCGGTCCTCGCCATCATCTTCCTGATTGCCGCTATCCTGCTGATCCTGCCGCTGGCCCTCGGCATCGCCTGGCGCGGCGCCGCCACCCGCCGCCTGCGCGGGCGACCCCGGTCGCCGGAAGTCGAGGCCGAGTTCCGCCTCGCGCTTGCGTTCTGCGGCGATTTCCCGGTCGACCTGCTCGGCGTCGTAGCCGCGCTCAGCGATGGCCTGCGTGCGGGATTTCCCGCCTCGATCTGCAGGATCTCGGCCGAGGCGTCCTTGGCGGGGTCGATCCAGTCCCACTTGGTCGGAAGCCAGTCGCAGGCGAGGTATTGGCGCCGCTCGGTGGCATAGCGCGGCAGGTCGATGGCGCCCGCCAGCACGGCCATGTCCATCCAGCGCGTCCAGACCGCCCGGCAGAGCTGATAGACCATCACCGAATGCGGGAAGGCCGAGATGCGGCGGCGGAAGTCGACGAGGGCGATCCGGGTATTCGAGAAGTTCCCCTTCGCCGTATCGCCGGTGAGATACCCATAGGGCACGCCCAGCGCCGCGCCGATCTGAAGGAGCGTCCGATACTGGAACGGTTCATAGGTGCTGCCAGAGTCCGGGGTGGATGGCGTGGTGACATCTTCGCCGGGATCCAGCCGCACGACCTGTCCGGGTTCGACCTCGAGATCGTCCTCTGCCGGATCGAGGGCGGTTTCCGGGGCGGGCGACGTGATGAACCTCGCGAACATCGCCGCGGTCTTTTTCCGCTCCAGTTCCGCATCGTCGTAGAGATCGAGGGTGAACAGCTTCACCACGGCCGCCGCAAATCGTGACACGCCGCGCAGCTGGCCCGCTTCCACCGGGTCGAGGATGTGGATGACCTCGGATGCCGGAACGCGGACGGTTTCCCCTGCCAGTCCCGGATCGGTCATGTCGCCTGGGTGGCGGCGCAGGAAGTGATAGGCCACGCGCCGCCCGATCCCGTCGAATTCGATGCCCTGCCGGATCGATCCCGCGCTGGGCAGCACGCGCGTCATGTCCTGGGGCAGCATTTCCGAGGGGAGCATCTGCAGCTGCATCGGCACGGTCAGGCCGTCTTCCGGCCGCCGTGTGCGGATGCGCAGGAAGACCTCGCCCGCCAGAAACACCTCGCGCGCGGCCCTGCGCTGCAGGCCGAAGAAGTCGGTCAGCCCCTCGGCGTCCGCCTCGTCGGTCCAGGCAAGCCACAGCTTCTGCAGCTCCTCCTTCTTGCCGGGATCGGCGATTTTCGACGAGGGCTTGATCCCGTCGCCGACGACATGGTTGGCAAAGGCGTCGACCGCGTTGGCGGCATAGCCGTTGTTCCGGACCAGCCAGCGCGCGCGGGCGGTGATGGTTTCACCCGACGCCGCGATCAGCGTGTTCACATGGGCACGGGTGGCGCGGAAGCCGCGCATGCGGCGGTGGGACTGCGCGGCGTCAAACCCGCCGATGATGCTGCCGAGGCGAGCGCGGAATGCGTCGAGCACCATGGTCACAGACCCTTGGTGGCCACGGTGCCCCACCGACGGCGCCGGGCAGAGGTGCCGCTGGCCGCTGCAATCCTCGCCTCCAGATCCCGGATCGCCGCTGCCAGTTCAGCATCCGAGCCATAGGTCACGGTCTTGCCATCGTAGCTGACGCTCCGCAGCCCGGCGAAGCGGGCTTCCTGCAGCGCGGTCAGCAGGGCCTGCATGCGTTCCAGGTCCATCAGTCCCTCATGAAGTTCGGGGTGTAGGCCCGCCGTTTCCGGCGTGGCGTGGTTAGCGTTCCGGCCTTGGGTTGGGCTGGGTCAGTTGGTGCGCTTTCCGTTGCGACGGCAGTGGGCAGGCGCGTTTCCACGCCCGCCTGCGCTTCGAGCCGCCGCCAGGTCGCCTCGTCCCAGCGGTCGGCGCCGAGGATCCATGCCGCGGCACGGGCGTAGACCCGGCAGTCGAGCGCCTCGTTCCGCTCGCGCATCTTCTGCCATTCCTGATGGGCATAGCCGCGCTTGTTGCGGATGGTGACCAGCTGCTCGGCCACCAGCTGCTTCAGCCATTCGGTATCGGCCCAGCCAGGGATGTGCACGGTCCCCGGCGCGTAGAGAACGCCGAGCGCTCGGTCCTCGTCCGAGGGCCGTTCGATCCGCAGGAAGCGGTAGGTTTCCGCCTTGAAGGTCGCTGTGGCCACCGACCAGAGCCGCGCACCGCGGCGCAAGCGTTTGCCACCGATGGTCGCATCGACATAGGTCGGGCCCGACACAGGGGCGGCCCGATTGAACCCTTCGAGGCCCTTCAGAGGCGCCACCTGTTCGAAGCCGACCTTCCGCGACCAGGCATAGACCGCCGCGGCCTCGTATCCGGTGTCGATCCCGAGCCGTGCCACGGTCATGAAGGCACCGTTTGCATGCTGCCAGCTCTTCCCCAACAGCGTCGTCAGCTTCTCCCAGGCGGCCGTATCGTCAGGTCCGCCCGGAATGACGATGTGATCGACAAGCCAGCTTTCCATGCCCCGGCCCCAGGCCCAGATATCGACCTCGATCCGGTCCCTCTGGACGTCAGCGCCCGCGGTCAGGAACAGAGCGGCCATCGGCACGGTGCCCGGCTTCCAGGATTCCCGCCGGTCTGCCAGCCGCTGCCATTCCGGCGCATCGCCCGACTCGACCCATGTCTCGCCCAGAAGCGTGTTTCGCGCCGCGCGCAGCGTCTCGTCCGACCCTTGGGCCGCCAGCCACTCCCGCGCGACGTCCGACCAGCTTTTCCACCCGAGCGGCGAATAGAGCGCCGAGAGGTGGAAGCCGATGGCTTTCGGATCCCTGGAAACCGCTGTCGCCCGCCATTCGCCCCTCGCCAACATCTCGGTCTTGTGGTGCTCGGCGATGGGGCGTTCGCAGCCCTCGCAGTGATAGACGGCGGTTTCGGGCTTCCCCTTCGCCCAGCGCAGCCGGTCGAATTGCAGCCACTGCATGGTGCCGCAATGCGGGCAGGGGACAAAGTATCGCCGCTGGTCAGACGCCTCGAATTCCCGCTCGATCCGGCTGAGCCCCCGGATCGTGGGCGTCGAGACCATGAACACCTTGCGCCGGTGCGAGAAGGTGGTGGTCCGCGCTTCCGCCAGCGTGACCGGATCGCCTTCCTCGTCAGCCGACGCCGGATAGGCGTCTACCTCGTCGAGGAACACATATCGCGCGGGCATCGACCGCAGGCCGGTGGCCGAGTTGGCCCCGGTCAGCACCAGGATGCCGCCGGGGAATTCCTTCGACAGCATCGAATTGCCCGCATCGCGGGATCGGGCCGGGTTCACCCGTTCGCGGAGCGCCGGGCTGTCCGCGATCAGCGGGTCCAAGCGGCCCCGTGAGGTGCGCTTTGCCAGTTCGAGGCTCGGCAGCACCGCCAGCATCGGCCCCGGCGCGTGGTGGATGACGAAACCGATCCAGTTGTTGCCCGCCTCGGTCGCGCCCACCTGCGCCGCCTTCATGAAGGTGATGCGCTGGGCGGGATGGCCGGGCGACAGCGCATCCATGATCTCGCGCAGATAGGGTGCGCGCGCGGTGCGGTAGCGCCCCGGCTCGGCCGCGCCCCGCGAGGACAGCCAGCGATGCTGATCCGCCCATTCCGACACCGTCAGGTTCGGATCAGGCCGCATTCCCTGCCGCCAGACCCGGAGCAGGTCCTCGGCGCCATCGAAGCCGAGGTCGAGACCAGCGGTCAGGTCGTTGTCATCGTCCTCATCATGCAAGCGAGACCCGGAGGTCGGCGAGGGCGTCGAGCTGTTCGCGGACATGGGCTTCCAGCACCCTCTGCATGATCGCGGTCTCGATCGTCACCGATGCCCCGGATTGCCGTTCCACCTCCGCCATGATCTGCGCCGCCATCAGCGCGGCCACCCGTCCGGGCCAGGTGACCCAGACATCCCGTTCCTGCCGTGCGAGACGAAACACCAGTGTTTCCGCCCGCGCGCGGTCGACCAGCGTGCCCTTCTTCTTTTGGACCGCGATCTGCTTGTCCTGCGCGGCATAGACCGTCAGCAGCGTGCGCGCCTTGATGTAGGACGAGGTCTCGCCCGCACCGCTGGCCAGCCCGTCCCCGCCAAGCGACCGACGCTGCTGGTCGGGATCCGTCATCTCGGCCCGCCGCACATCCGAGGCCGCGGCGTTGATCGACCCGTCGTCGTAGACCACCAGCCGCCCGTTCTTGCGCGCCTTCTGCACCCCGCCGCGCGACAGCCCGGAATGGGTCGCATACTCGCGTTCGCTCATGCCTTTCATGGTGCAGACAATCCGATCAAGCTGATGATATCGCTTGGTATTCAGTTGATTAGAGGGCGCGACAGAGCGAATCTGATCGCAAGGAAACGATGCAACTCACCGAAGGATGCCCCGCCATGACCCGCCGCGCCGCCCAGCCGAACGCCAAAGCCCTCGACGCCTTCATCGCCGCCAAGGCAGAGATCGACACCATGCTTGAGCGCCTGAAGGCCCTCAGTGACGACCACTTCGAATTCGATCCGGACGCCATCAACTGGGGTGCCGTCGGATCACTCAACAGCGTTGCCGCTGATCTGCGCAAGATCACCGACTTCCTCTTTGGCGAGGGTGAACACGCCGCCTGACGCGTCCACGCCGCGCCAAAGCCGCCCCGTCCGAAGACGGGGCTTGTCTCCGTAGAAGGTGCGCACACCGCGCGCCACAGCGCCCGGAGGCCCCATGACCA